GGTTGAAGTAGCCGCCTGGTCTGACCCGGGGCAACTTGTGCGCGGTCTCGGCAGCCTCGGCAAACCGGGCGGCCACCTCGTCCACAGTCCATTCGGTTCGGGTATCAGCCATGACGCTTACCTCCATCCCCGTAAAGACGTTCGCCCAGCCTGCGCACGAACTGTTTCTCCACCCAGTCGAGCCGTTCGTCCTGTTCGGACACCACCAGGATGTGGTCGTTGCGCCAGCCATCGCGCTTGACGGCGTCCAGGTCCGGCGTGGTGGGCTGCAGGTTGCCCAGGGGGCAGCGGTAGCGGTATTGCGGCACTTTCATGTCAAACCCCCTCTGCGGCCATATCACGGGCCAGGTACAGCAAGGCGATGGCGTCGGCCTCGTTGTCGTCGGCCGGGGCGTGGCCACAGGCACGAACGGCTGCCACCATCTCACCCTTACTGGCATTGCCCTTGCCTGTGGCATGCTTCTTGATCGTGCCGACCGGGATGCCTTGGTACGGGATCTGGTGGTGCTCGCACCAGGCAGTGAGCTGCCCCATGAATCCGCCGTAGGCATGAGCCGCGTCGACACCAACGTGGCGACGGACTTCTTCGAACACCACCTGGTCGATGCCGTCGTTGCACTGCTTGATGTCGGTGAGCCAGCGCTTGAAGCGAAGGAAGCGCATGCCGCCGCCTTCGAAGCGTTGGGGTTTGAAGGATTGGCTGCCACTGGTGATGCTGCCGTCACGGCTGGCCAGTGCCCAGCCCGTTTGAGTGCCCAGATCGAGGGCGAGAATGGTCGTTGTATTCATGTCATTTCCAGATTGGGACTGACGCAATGACGCATTTGGCTCACGAAACATGAATGTTTCGTCACGTACATGTGTGAGAAGAATTACGTTATGAGCTGTCCAAAACGTCAGTCGGTTTTTCATGCGAGGGTTGCTGAGGAAGATTTCAAAGATCTGAGTAGTGCTGCGGCACGGATGGACTGACCTTCAGGCCGATGCCACGAAAGCCACGAAGCCCCACGCTGTTGCGCCACTTCTCAGTTCCGCGTGTGATCAGCAAGTCGGCAAACCGCCGTTGTGACCCGACAAACTCACCGGCGCCGTCGGCCCATTGCTTCCAGTCATTGAAAAGCTCGGCGGTGAGCGACTTGGCGTTGGCGCTCAAAACACAGCGCTCCTCGATCCAGCGACCCATGGCGTCCTCACCTTCGAAATACTCCGAGGTCGCGTCTTGCACCGATTGGGGCGGGCACAGGCCCATGCGCTGCCACTGCATGCAGCCCTCCAACGCCCAGGCCAAGATGCCATCTCGCTCTTTGAGCAACTTCTCCTGAAGTTGGCGGTCACGCCTTTCGCGCGGGATCGTCACCTCGAAGGGGATGAGGTGCATGCGTCTTCTCATGGCTTCATCGACGTTGCGAATGGCTGGCTTGTGGTTGCCTGACATGAACAGCTTGTAGGTCGGCGGGTAGGTGAAGTTGTCCCGGTGCATAAAGCGGGCCGTGATGCGATCGCCACCCGTGATTTCCTTGATGCGCGACTCGTTCCAGCGGCGGCCCTGCTCGGTTTCGGTTGCTGTCACCACACGTGCGCCACGCAAACCAGCCAGATCCGTCGGATGCCGGTCATTGCGGTTGTCCATGAACGTCTCCATCGGAGCGTTGGCCGCGTAGTCGCCCAAAATGGTCACGAGCGTGTTGACGAACACGGACTTGCCGTTGCTACCCGTGCCGTACAGGAAGAACATCGCGTGTTCCTGTGTCGAGCCGGTCAGGCAATAGCCCGCCACCCTTTGCAGATATGCTTGCAGATCGTGGTCCCCACCAGTGACCTGGTCCAGGAATGACGACCACAGGGTGCACTGCCCACGAGGCGTGGCCGTCGTGATCTTGGTCATGCGGTCTTTACTGTCGTGCGCACGCATGGCGCCGGTCTTGAGGTTCACAACGCCATCGACGGTGTTGAGTAACCAGATGTCGGCATCCCATTCGTCCACAGTGGCCGCGTGCTTGGGATCGCTGCGGGCAATGCGTTCAACAGCGGAAATGGTCGAAGCACTGGCCAGCCTGGCTTTGAGTCGGGGGCTGTCAGCACGTGCAGCCGCTGATCTGCAAATCCCACGCACCAGGTGTTGCACATGCAGCACGATGTCTTCGTTCCAGCGCCGCCCCGTCCAGGTCAGCCAACGGCCCCACGCCGCGACGTAACGCCAGTCCTTGCTGAACCTCCGCGTGAAAGTCGCAGCCAGTCCGTCCTCAGTACCCCAAGAAACCGCGTCAGACGCTTCGGGTGGTTCAGCCATATCGATGCCGAGTACTGCTTCGGCTGGCTCTGGGGTCACCTGAAACCGCCCACCCGTACTCAAAAATCCCATGACATCAAATGCCGGGGTATCTGGTGTGATCGGCTGCAACTGTTCGGCCAGCGCATCGGCCGCATCCCATCCCTGGGGACGGTTTGCCGGCGGCATCAGGATCTCGCATGAGGCAGCCCCCGCCTGCAATGCCGCTTGCGCTGCTGCCTGCGCGTAATTCATGCCCGGAGGATCGTTGTCGGGCCAGACAATCACGTTCTTACCGGCCAGTGGCGACCAGTCCGTCTTGTCGATCGGCGCGTTGGCGCCATGCATAGCGGTGGTGGCGTGAATACCCGCATCGATCAAGGCCTGGGCTGATTTCTCGCCTTCGACCAAGATCACGGCTCTCGCACCAGCGATCCCAGGCTGGTTGTACAGCGGCCGTGGCTCGGGTGGTGCCATCTTGCGACGCTTGGCATCCCAGGGTCGGAACTCCTTCTTGCCGCCGGGCGGGTCGTAGCGATAGACGACGGCGATCAGCTTGCCTTGTGCATCCAGGTAGTCCCACTTGGCTGTGGCTGGCCCCAGATCATCGATCGCCATAACTTTCTTCGGCTTGCGCGACTGGAGAGTATGTGTCTGACCAAGCAGGTCAGCAGCAAGCTGCATCACACGCGGGAAGTCAGTCTGGACATTTACGCCCAGATGGGCCGCGATCAGATTGAAGATGTCGCCGCCGTCACCGGTAGCACGGTCGGTCCACAGCCCGGCCTTCTCACCGTCGAGTACCACTTCCAGGCTGTCGCCAGGGCTACCCAGCACATCTCCAATCAGAAATTTCCCCTTTCGCCTTTTACCAGCCGGAAAGAAAGTGGCCAGAACGGTGTCCAGTCGTGCAACCAGATCGGCACGCAAAGACTCACGTGTCAGGCCAGACTCGGGCGGTAGCTCTGCAGGGGCATCGTTGAAGTCAAGCATTGACCACCCCTCCAATGATGTCCGCTGTCCCCTTCAAATCGGGTGAGCAGCGGAATTCAGCGCGCAACTTGCGCAGCGCTTTCTGTTCGACTTGACGAATCCGTTCCCGGGTCAGATTGAAGTGGTCAGCCAACTCCTCCAGTGTCCAGTCTTCGAAGAAACGCGCGTACACGACCTTGGATTCTTTGGGCGTCAGAGTCTCCAGGCTGTGCAGCAGCAAGCGCTTGGCCTGGTCTTTACTGGCCACCTGAACCGGGTCAATGGCATGCCCATGAAAATGCATGAGCGCGCCCAATTGCCCAAAGTCCATATCGACGTTGGCATGATTCTTTTGCAGTGGCTGCAGTTGTTCGTCAGACCAAAGGTCAGACGGAGACGCTCCCAAGAAATCACACAACGCCCAGGCGCATTCGCGCAGCAAACCCTCACGATTGAGCGGAGACCGGGTCAAATTGAGGTAGGGCAACAAATGCCCGCCATAGCTGATCCCCGCGGCCATGGCAAAGTGATGGCCTGGCTGATGCCCAGCCGCCTCGATCGCGCGCAGCAAGCGTGCATTGCGCACCGTAATCCTGATGCGGTAGTCACTCACCTTGGACCTCCTTTCGCTCTGCTTTCCAGCGCAAAAGCTCCGAAAGCTTGAAACGGACGCGACCATTGACTCGGTGATGTGGAATTTGCCGTTCGATGCGCAGTTGCACATCGGTCAGCCAGTACTGCGGGATTTGTGCGAGATAGGCGCCCTCCTGCAGGGTGATGTACGGCTCCACGACCGTTGACGGGTGTTGTGGGTGGACTGTTGTTCTCATGATGTTTATTTCCAGCAACGCTGCGCCCATGCGCAGAACTTGCATTCAAAGTGGGTGGACTCGGCAAAGCTGCGTGGCAGCAGTTCGCCGGCTTCGGTGGCCTGGATGACCTTGACGGCCCGGTCGGACATGCGCTGGGCAAGCCCCGCATCGAAGGGGACCAGCTCGGCGTAGATTTCCATCGTGTCGGCGTTGACCGCCGTGAACAGTGCCGGGTGCTCGTGGAGGGTCAGATAGCTCTGGTAGACAGCAACCTGCGCGGCATAGACAGGCTTGGCCACGGCCAGCTTGTGCTTTTGCAACTCACGCCAGGACTTGGACCCCAGGCACTTGTTTTCCCAAAGGGCTGGGTAGGCAAAACCTTCTGGTCCGCCCACGAGCACGCCATCGACGTGTCCACGCAGACGACCCTGGGCCACGCTGAAGCCAAACTGCCGGCCATCGGCGTCCTCGGTTTTGAGGATGAAGCCGGCCATGCGCAACCAGCGGATCACCATGGTCTCGGTCTGATGCCCACGCTCGAAGATGCGAAGCAGCCGGCCACCAAAACCCTTGCCAGGGTCAACCGGAGCCTTCGCATACTCGAACTGCAGTTGCCGCTCGCACGACACCCCCAGGCGAGAGCCGCCCAGGTATTGGCGCGGTGGCGTGGCGTCGCGCTCTTCCTCCAGCGCCTTGTCAACCAAGGCTTCGATCCGGCCTGAAAGGCTGGCTGATGCGTTGAAGTCCAGCATCAGGGCGTCTCCCAGGGCAAATCGCTTTCCAGATCAACGAAGGGGTCGTCGACCGTGGGCCTCATGCCCCGCACTGGCGGGTACTTGGCCTCAGCGTGGTGGGCCACCATGGACTCTGTGTACCGGGTGACGATCGCGTCAATCACCTGCAGGGCCTCCTTTTCGGAGTACGCGCCCAGGGGCTTGTCGAATCCGATGTCACCGGCCGCCTCGCCGAAGGCCTTCAGACAATCGCGCATC